GCACCATCTTGAAAAGCCACTTGGTCATCACTGCACCGCCAGTTCCCAGGTCTCTAGCTTGCGGCATGCGCGCATGCCCCCAGATTTATCCAAGATCATGCGCGCCAGGCAAAAGTTGACGTCGCGTTGGCCTGGGTCGGCGGACCCATAGCGCTTCTCTAGGAGAGTGGCTAGGGCATGGGGTGCTATCCCCAACAGGTGGACGCACACTCTTGCAGCCGGACCTAACGGAAATACTTTCTCGGGCAGTCTCTTGGTCCCAGGAAGGACCAGGTGCCAGTATTGCACCTTGTAGCCGTCAGGGTACTCTGTCTCGATTCGCAGGGTGGGCTCCACTTGCTTCCGAAGGTCTCCTGGATGTCCCTCGATCTCGATAAAGCAGTCGCCGATCAGCCAGCCCATGTCCTCACATGCCTCCTGGGCACTCTCTGCATGGAGGTATGCCTGGCTCTTAGTGGGTCGATGGTGGACTTTGTAGCAGTTCATGTCTGACGCCTCCTCACAGCAACCTCCCTGCTCGTTTCGAGGCAGTCCCCGCAGTACAGTTTCCTGCTCGGGGCTCCTTTCGTATTGCTATGGTCAAAAACGTCGCTGCTCTCAGCATTCTGAACTCCCAGCGTCCCAACACTTTGACTCGGGCCTTGCCCCCGATGAACTCCACGAGGAGGGCTAGCTCCCCTCCGGGGAGGTGTACGTGAGACCCCACCGGCACCGTCGATATAGGAAACAGGTTCTTGGCCATCGTTCACTCTTTGCGCCACGTCCAGCCGTCCCACCTGACCCAGGTATGGCCTGGATCTGTCACGGGCTCCTTTCTCTCTCCCTGTGCCCAAGCGAACAGCCGCCTGCAGGAGGCCCTGGTCACAGCGCGGTGGTACCGACTGTGGCCATTTCGATAGACGCACGCCATCGGATAGGTCTCCTTTACGATTCCTGAGTCCGCCAACCACAGGTACACCTTGGTAGGTTCGCGTAGCAACTCGTCTCTCTTGTCCACGTTGCCCTCCTCTGACAATACAAAAGCCCCTTACTCAGGCCTCTTGCCCCCAGCCTTTTCGTATTTCCGCCACATCCACTCCTCTCGAGCCACTGCCTGCTCTACGTTATCGTGGAGTAATTGCAGCTCAAGTGCAGCCATCGTTATCAGGGCGATCTGCGCCGCGGCGTATGAACGGAGGTTTGCCTGATCGGCCAAGGCGTGGGCGATCGTGCTATATATCCAGTCCCTCAGTATCGTGTCCATCATTCCTCCTCGAACTGTCAAGTATTACTTGTTGGTTGGCCGCTGGCCGTGACGCGTCTACCCAGAGTTCTCTGGCAGCGAACGCCGAGAGCTGCCCTGCCGCGTCACACAATGGCCAGCAGCCATGCTTAGGAAAGGGTCTGTTGTACAAGGGGCTTTCGGACCATGCCCCGTCATCTTGTGCCTCCTATGAGCTGAGCTGGTGGGGCATCGCTATCCTCATGTTCCCGCATGGCACGCATACCAACTTGCCGTCAACCATGATGCCGTGATTTCGTGGCCTACCTCGCCCAACGATGACTACGCACCCGATGCGTCCGTGTAGTGGCATGTGAGCACGATAGTGCTTGGCGTACCACAATTGCACGTGCCCACCCTGGCGTGGGTTACTTAGCATCTTTGCCGCGCTGATGCTTCCAGAAATCGTACACCGCCCACAGGGATACCGCTAGAATGAACGCCCATAGCAATACCTGGGTAAGTAGCTCAGGACTCATTGCTCTCCTCCGGCAGCCCGTGCTGCTCTAGACAGGCACACCCACGTGCGACCGCGCGCAGTAGTGCGGCTAGTGCCTCGTTGGGTACCTCGGGAGCATCTATGTCCTGTACCACGTCCTCGGCACACCCAAGCTCTTCTCGCATCTCCCATATCCAGTGTAGGGCTGGCTGTGGTATGGCGTCTATGCTCCCACCGCGATCCCTGTCTAAACTACGCCGCGCTGCTCGTATCGCTGCGGCTACTCCGTGTGGGCTCGCCTTGCGTAGGGTGATCATTGCTCTCCTCCAGGGCGCGTAGGGCGTCGAGAGGGCTGGTCCCGCGCTTCCAGATATAGCCGGTATCAGTAGCCCACCAGGTACCGTGCCCGTCCGTGTCCCTGTCGTGCTGTAGCTGACCATTGTTGGGCAGTGCTATCACTCGCAGCCCCACCTCGATGGCCTCAGCGTGCTCCTCGATGAACCGATCGGCGTGCCTGGCTTGCTCGTCGCCCCCATAGTGGGTACAACATAGCTCGACAAAGGCCAAGGCGTGTTTCAGCTCCTTACTCATTGCTCTCCTGTCTGCGCTGAGGTGTCAGCGCTAGGCTAACCGCACGGGGGGTAGCCGGACATAGTGTGTCCTCTGTGGGAGGTTATGGACATAGAGTACACTTGGCACGCCGCGTACACTTTGTCACTTTCGTACCTTTCTGTCACTCACCCCACTGTGCTGTCACCCGCGCGCTGTCTCATTCATGCTCTCCCCTCTGTGCTTTGACTCTCGCGCTCACCCTATCGCACTCACAGTATAGCACACTATTACTTGCGGTAGTTAGACATAACTAACGAGTTTCGAAACTCATGGGACCCTGGCCAGATATTTGGGTCCCATACTCTATATACTATTATCCCCCCGACAGTCTGCCCCAGCTTTTCGCTGCAATTGCCGCGCGGTGGGTGGAGTACCAGGGTATCAGTGCGGAACATCGAGTGCGAGGGGGTAGCTCAAAGGCGTGAGACGGAGGTTAGCATAACGGAGTCAGTGGTGGTGTCTTCGACTGAGCAGGCTGGGCGGGGATCCCCACCACTTCAAAAAACAGTATCCCTGGGCCTGCGTCTCACCGTCTCACGAGGTACCATATATACGTGAGACTTTGAGACGATGAGACGTCTCTGCCGGGTAGGCAAGGAAAGGAGTCCCACTTTGTGGGTGGGACTCACTTTCCTGCCTTGGAGTCATACCAAATTTCATGTTGTCTCAGAGACGCTTTGACACGTGGGACTACATAACCTTTGCTCTAGTCCCTTGCGCTGACCCCCTCGTGCTGAGTATCTGGCTTACGGAGGCGTGCCATCATGAACTCCACCATGCTATCGTGGATCGATCCCGATTGCTGAGACATTCGTTCTACGTCCTTCGGCAGGGCGTAGAAGATCCTCATCTTGCGGTGGGTGTATTCAGGGGCTATGGCGATCTGGTACAGGCAGACTCTTGGGTTGATGCCCCGATGGGTCCAGCCCATGTACAGCCCCTCGAGCGGAGTGGGGAGTATGCGTCGCCACAGATCCCAGTCCCTGTCGTGCTTCGTATCGTATCCGGCGTTGAGAGGGGTATCTCCGGGGCCTTGGAAGCCTTTGGTGATCCTGGCCCTGATGCGCACGGGGGTAGGCACTGTGAAGCCATCGCGGGTACTTGCGGGTTTCAGGAGGCCTTTGTCTTGGGGGGCCCAGCCATTGCAAACGCTCTGTAAGAGGTCTGCGTCTCTCAGCGGCAGCTCCGGATCTCGGATGCAGTTGTGGAGCAGGAGGTATCTGCAAGTGCCACAGCGGTGCTTGTGTAGGGGCGCAGTTCCTAGGATGCCGTGGCTACGGTAGGGGGTGTGGCGGAAGTTCTTGCGCGGTCCGAGCGGTTTAGCCATTCTGTTCCTTTCTGAGAGCCCAGCCGTCACATGTGTAGAGACGGGCCAGGTTCCAAGTCATGACTTTTGTGGGTGGGCGGGAGCAGATGCAGATCCAGGGGACGGTGCTGTTGTTGTAGTGGCACCCTGCGCAGGGGGTGGTTGCGCGGGGGTGGCGGATACGACGGTAGTGCTTGCGGGGGCCTAGCACAATTCCTCCGGGGGGATCTTGGTCCACCGGTCACAGACGTGTCCGAGGGCGGCTTGGAAATTCATTGGTTCGTCGGAGCTGCGTGCGCAGATGAAGGTGCGGAGGTTGTAGATGTTCCTGCTGCAGTGGTGGCAGTAAAAGCAAAGCCGGGTGGTGGTTCCGGCTCGAGGGGCAACGCGGTAGTTCTTGGGGGGCTTCAGGGGTGCGGCCATATGTACTTATACCTCCAAGTCGCCCTCGGGCCATTCGTCACCGGGCCAGCAGTCTTCGAGCTTCGCGGTGATCCAGGTGCCCGAGGCGTAGTAGATATGCTCAGTCGTGCCGCGGGCGGTACGGTATTCAACGAAGAAGCTGCCCCCCTTCACAGCTTCAGCGGCGAGGGTGTGCGGGTAGACCATGTTTTTGAAGGCAGGGGGGAGGTCCCGGTGGAGGGTCACGGTGCAGCGGAACGGGTTACTTGGCATCCTGCACCACCTTTTCGTGGGGTTTGCGCCACCCGGTGCAGGTGCGGTATCGGGCTTCGGCCCAGCACATTTTGAGTCGGGGCTCGCGGGTGCAGTAGCACTCCAGCGGATCGGTATACTCCGGTAGGCTGGTCCCGAAGAAGTTTGGGATATCGAGGAGGCGGCAGCGTGCACAGCAGCGATTGCTGCGACCGGGGGGCTGTTGCCGTTTTATGCAGATGCGGAAGTTTCGGCGCATTCCGAGGGGTCGGCCTTGCTTCGTCATGAGTTCCTTTCTTTGCGCCAGCGATCGCAGGTGCGGATTGCGGCACGTTGTACGGATAGGTGGAGGGTGGAGGGCCGGGTGCAGGTGCAGATCGCGACGCCTACGGTGGCGTAGCAGCAGGTGAGGCAAGTGCGAGCAACATATTGGTCGTAGGTCCTGCGAAAGTTTTTGCGTTGGGCAAGGGGGAGGGGCATAGGTACTCTTACCCCCCCTCTTCCAGCCGGAGCTTTTTCTCTAGGTTCTTGATGGACTGGAGGACGTTTTCCTTCTCGAGACAGAGGTGGGTGAGGCGGTACTCCAGTATGCAGCGTTTGGAGCAGAACCAGTGGTCGGCGTACCGCGGCCAGGTGACCGAGCCAGTGACGGAGATTTTGAGCTTCGGGTCAAAGACGGAGTTGACATCAGTGAGGTCCGCGTCCCAGAAATAGAAGTTGCTGCAGTACTCACAGGTCAGTCGGATAGCTTGCATGGGACTCCTTCCGTGGTAGCTGCATCGACTGTGAGGGCAGCAAGTTGGGCCTTCGCCGCGGCTTCTTTGACAGCACATTCAGGGCACAGGTAGATATTGGTCTCCCGGTCAAAAACCCACGCCTCTGGCGTAGGGGCGACGGCGAAGACGTTGAAGTTGCGGTTGTTGGGAGTGGCACGCCAGGTTAGTACGGTGCGGAGCTGGACTTGGGTTTTACAGGTTAGACTGTCGCAGTACGCGACTACTTTGATCATCGGAACCTCCTAAAGCGTCTACAGAGTAGGGATACGGCACCCCAGATGAGGATGCAGCCGACTAGGATCCAGGGTACCGGGACGTCCCACCACATGATTAGGGGCATGGGTCCTCCAGTTCTTCGCCTTTCTCTCCGCAGAGCAGGAGGATATCCGTCAGCGCGGCGCTGAGGTAGCACCAGTCTTGGTTTCGGAACGTGACTCCTCCGGACCTGAACTCCTTGCCCTGTACCACTCCGGGCTTGAACACCATGCGGTCTACCGCCTTGTTGTAGCAGGTGTGGAGCACCTTGACGGCCTCGTCTAGGGGGGAGGGGTTGCCCCGGCGTGCAGCCCACCAGTTCCGCCATTTGCTTCGTAGAGCCTCCTCGAGTCCGGGTACCGGGTACTCATGCAGGGCTTGGGCTACGGCATAGGCAAGTGCGTCGCCTGCGAAGGCATAGTTGACCCCTCGCTCCTGGTCGCTTAGGCGCTTTTCGATGATTTTGTCGATCCCCTCCTGGATCATGGCCCTGAGCTTGCTGGCGTCCTTGATGAAAAGTTCTATCTCAGGCATGGTCGTCCTCCCGGATCACAAGGTACATCACGAGCAGGCCGACGGCGAAGAAGCCTAGGAAAAGCCAGGGCTGGACTGAGACCTCGATGTTCAGGAACTCAAGCATCGGGGATCTCCTCCTTTGCGATGGCTACCTTCTGAAGGTGTTGGATTCGTAGGGTCATGGTCTCGCGTTTGGCGCGAAGCAGCTCGATCTGGAGCTTTATCGAACAGAGATCTGAGCAGACGATCTGCCCCTCGTGTACAAACCAGCCTTTGGGAGGGGTGACTACAAGCTCGATGGCTTTGTCGTTTTTGCATGTCTGCATCGACACGAGAGTGGCGGGTAGGACTTGCTGGCAGAGGGCGCATTGCAGCGAAATCCGCGTTATGTGGTTGTCCCATTTCAGGATGCCTGCATCCGCCGTCCAGTTTTCTCCATCCCACGAAGTATCTATGGGGCTCATTTTGCCTCCTTTGTTGAGGAGCTGGTCTTGAAGTCTCCGAATCCAAGCCGTTAGAACCTCATTCCTACCCCGTTGGTTCTTGGCGTCCTCTTCCAGGCTTTCGATTTGGGCTTCCTTCTCAAGATCTGCGGTCCTGAAGTCGAGGTTCTGGTTGGTCACCGTTGAGAGCATTTCACCCTTGCGGTAGGCGTCATCGAGCGAAACCGCAAGTTGGTGGTCGGCGTTTATGGCCTGGACCCGGCGAGTCTCTGCCAGTTCTTCCGCGATGGCTAGGGCCCTACTCAGTTCGGCATTCTTATCCCGAAGGTCGATGATGGTGTTCTCTCTGAACTTGCTGAGATCGCACACGGGGTCGGCCTTCGGGGGACCCAGGGGGATCTTCTCCCTGCCCCAGTGGGTGGGCAGAAACTCAAGCACCACTCCGTTCTGGTCGCGGAACTTATCCCACGGTCTGTCCCACCACCCCTTGACCGGGCCGATCTCCGACGTTGCATACCATAGGATTTCCCCTTTTTCCCAGTCCTTGTATTCGTCGAGTGAATACCACGTTACATTTCGCTCTGTGGAGCATTCGCTACTCATCGTATCTCCTCTATAGGGTGATTTGTCCATTTCTACTGCCCCGGATGCCAGATCCACGAGGGCCAGCGTGCTTCCCTCGAGGCGATCCGGGAAGGTCCCGACACGTCTTTGACGCGGGTGTGCGTGATGAACGGAGGCATTTCCATGGCCTGGGGCTTGGTTCCTGCGAAGCCGCTATGCTTCCAGGCCAGCCACCGGGCCTGGCGGGTGGAGTAGGCCACAACGAGATCCCGGATCTTTTCTGGGTTCTCTGGGTGGGTCAGGATCAGGTACAGGTTATACTTTGTAGGTATACGCTTCACGGACTTTTTCCCTTTCTATTGGGTCTTGGGTAGTGAGTATCCAGTATTCTTCGTATGCGGGCGGTCAAAGCAGTGTCTTCAGGTAGGTCCAAGAGCTCTTCGATACACCAGCCGCATAGGCCTCCCCACCCTCCGGGGAATCCCGTTAGGAGGGCTTGGCAGTATTTGCAGCGAAGTCCCTTGTTCACACTGCGACTGTGGCGGCGGATGGTGGTTCGTTTTTCCACCTGGTACACCGTAAGCCCGATCGCTCTTCCGATCGCAGCGTGGGTGAGGGAGGTGGTTTGCAAAGCGTGTACGGCAGCGGTTTGAAGTCGCTTACGTGCCGTTTCTAGCCTTTGCTCCTGTTCTAGCAGGAGACAGCAGACCAAAGGAAGTCCAACTCGGTCTTTTCCTCTCAGCCCGATGAACTGGCTGAAAGGGGCTCCGCGCAGAATAAGTTTTCTGCGGAGGGTGTTGCTGGTCCACCCCACCATCATCTCGGCTTCTTTGATGGGTAGCCATTCGAGTTTTGTCATGCTGCTCCGCTTCTTAGGCGGACGTGGCTTGTTCCTGACTTTTCCAACACCTTATCTCGCAACAGGGCTGTGACTCGGCGGTAGACGGTGGATCGACTCTTGTCTAGCAAATCCATGACGCCCTGTACCAGTTCCCCGGTGGAGGTCCACTCAGGATATGGAATCAGGTTTTCGAGGAGCGCCTCTTCGATTACGTCTACTTTCTTGACTGAGGTGTGGCCCAAAGTGTCGCGTAGGTATTCTGTTTTGAAGCTGAGGTTTCTATCGAGATCGCTCCACCAAAGCATGGACAGCTCTATTCCTATCTCCTGGTTGACGCGGTTCTTGTCTTGTACTAGGCTCAGGGTCTCTCCCATGCGGATCAGTTGGAAAGAGACTTCCACGTCGTCGAACAGCGCGCTGGCTCCTCGTGCGGCAGCACGGGGGGCATCTCCTCCCAGCGCAGCAGCGCCCTTGGATACGTGGTGCTGCACGATCATTGTCGCGCCGGTCATGGAGGAGATCGACCGGAGGCGCGATGCCGCACGAGCCATGTCACTGTTCGAGTTTTCATCAAGTCCTCCTAGTAGGTCTGCGAGAGAGTCAAGGATAATCAGGTTGGCGTCGCATGCTTGAGCAGCTTCAGCGATGACCCACATCAGTTCGTCAGAGTCTAGCGCGTATGGGCTGTAGTCTGAGAAGGTGATGGGAGCATTGTCGAGAGCGTCGAGAGGCACTTCTCGGCCCCGCAGGATGGCATCTATACGCTCGGCGATGCGGAAGTCTTTGTTCTCCAGATCGATGTAGAGGGGCTGTAGGCCGGATCTAACGCTGCGCCCCATCCATTCCTGGTTCAGTGCTGCGGCGATGCACAGGTCGAGAAGAATATAGGACTTGCCGACCCCGCCATGGCCGCTGAATAGTACGGTAGACTCTGCGGGGATCAGGCCGGGCACAAGATCTTCGGGAATGGGCTTCCTGTTCTTCAACAAACTCCCGACAGATCTCAAGGAGAGGCTCGAGAGCTGCAGTGAGGCTATTGAAAGCTCGCTGGATAGCGAGGGCGAAGGTTGCAAAGATCTCGGCAGGGATTCGGGGAGGCTCAAACCTGACTCGTGAATGATCGAACCGAACGTCACTGCCCGGCCCGATGTCGATTGCTCTTTGAGAGTTGTCCACTGCTTCCAGTTCTCCTTTTGGTTGTAGCTGTCGCCCTGGGCGGACCAGGCGTCGAATAGTTCCCAAGCCCCGGCTAGTCCCGGGCCTCCGTAGATAGTGAGCTTGGCCTTGAGGGCCATACCTACGCGAACCCAGCGATCTCGATCGTTGTACCAGGAGGCACCAAGCTGATTGAGAATCTCTCTGGCGTCCTCGAGGTCGTACTCCAGGTAACCAGCGTTGTGGCGCTCTTTTGGGTCCCGCTGCTCTGTCGCTGCGCGACTCGCAAGGGATGAGTGCAGCCACGACGGAAGCGGTGCGATGGGTAGATCTGCGTGCTCCCACTGGTACGTGTTGCCGGTGTAGTGTTTGGAGGGTGGGGCGATGATGTAATTGCCCTCACCGCGAGTGTCAACTCCTTCTCCCAGGGCGTTTGTAGCCCCTGTGAGCTTGACGTCGGAGTCCTGGCTGAAGAGTGCTTGGAGTCCTCGGCCTGTGCGGATGTACACTGTCCTGGACAGCTCGGGACGTTTTTTGACCGTACGTTTCCACATCTCGAGGCCTGCAGGGTCTATGTCGATGGCGAAGATGTCATTGAGGCCGGTGGGCAGGCCAATGTTGGCATCGGGGTACGCTGTCCACCAGGCACGGATCAGGGAGGAGTCTACGGTGGCTTTGAGGTACCCCCCCTTCAGTATGGGGTGCTTGCCTCGGCGACTCGATGTGTCTGAGCAGTGGCCACAGCGACAGCGCCCTTCGGCGTCTATTCCCCAGAGTGGAAAAACACAAAAACCGCTCTCCGCTAGTTTTAGAGCGGCGTCTTCGTGAGAGGTTTCTGAAGTGGTATCGAAGTTGATGGTGAGATCACGGAGCGCGTCAGGCATTTTTCACTCCAGTGGGAACAGTCGGGACAGCGGTGCCTGGGCCGCTCTCCCGACTGCGAACCCCCAATGGAGCCGCCTCCAGGCTTAGGCGGAACCTTGGATTGGAGTCCGAAGGCTTCTCTATTATACACTAGCGAAAGAACTCTGTCAAGCCCTAATATTCATTGACCTTGGGTTAGGACTGTGTTATGATGGGCCTGTAGTATGTCAACAGTATATCCAGCCGAGAAGACTCTTGCGGAGCTGCTAGTCGCCCGGCGACTGCTTACTGTGCGTTTGCGTATGGAAGGCCTCTCCTTTCCCATAATCGCGCAGATTGTTCAACAGCAGTTTGAGGAGAAGGGTTTCCGTCTTCCCGGGAATTGGGGCCCCCGGCGGGCCTCTTCGGACTGCAAGGCTATGCTGAAGCAGTCTCGGGAAAAGCTGCGAGAGGGTTCTGACCAGCTTCGGGAGCTAGAGCTACAGCGAATCGATGCCCTGTACGCGGTTGTCTGGCCGTTGGCTATACAGGGTCAGCTCTCGGCGGTCGATCGGTGCCTCACGATCATGAAGCGTAGAGCGGAATTGCTTGGGCTGGATGTTCCCCGGGCCTTTGATGTTTCCACGGAGTTGGTGGTGAGGTACGTGAATGACTGGAGAAATCTATCTGCCTCAGCCGCACTGGGGGCAGGTAACCGTCCTACAATCAATGGCAAGGTTCAAGCTGTTGGCAGCAGGGAGGCGCTGGAGAAAGACGACTCTGGGCGTAAGCGCATCGGTGACGGGACACAAGGGGGGACCGGGGGTCCTGCAGGGAGCGAGAGTGCTGTGGGGAGCCCCGACGTACGACCAGTGCCGAGTGGGGTGGGACGAGTGCCGGAAGGCGGCGGGGACACTGGCGACGTTCAACCAAAGCAGGATGACGATGGAGATTCCGGGAACTCAGGGGCGGCTCTTGTTCCGGTCCCTTGATAATCCCGACAACGCTCGAGGATTGACTGTTGATGGCGTGATCTTGGATGAGGCGGCGTATATCCCCGAGGAGGCCTGGGAGAAGGTCATCCGGCCCATGTTGATGGATACGAACGGGTGGGCAATCCTCATGGGGACTCCGAACGGACGGAACTGGTTCTGGAGGGCTTGGGGATCCCTTGCGTACAGCCCTGAGTCAACCTGCTGGCAGATTCCGACGTTGGGTTGTTCGATTCAGGAGGGAATGCTAGTTCGGACTGAGCATCCCCTTGAGAACCCTGATGTGCCTTTTGTGGAACTGCAGCGGATGTTCGCCTCGATGTCGGAGCGAGCGTTCCGGCAGGAGATCTTGGCCGAGTTCATCGAGGACGCGGGGTCGGTCTTCAGAAACCTGGATATCGCCTGTGTGTTGGAACCTTCAATGGACCGGCACCCCGATCACGACTACTGTTTTGGAGTGGACTGGGGAAAGGCTGACGACTTCACGGCGATCAGCGTTTGGGACTCTACCGATCACTGCCAGGTGGCCCTAGATCGCTTCAACATCATTGACTACGTGTTTCAGGTTCGGCGCTTGCAGGCTATGGTGGAGCTGTGGGAACCACAACTTATCATGGCTGAGTCGAACAGTATGGGGGAGCCCCTAATAGATCTGCTGGCCTCGTTGGACCTCCCGGTAGAGCCCTTCGACATGAAGGCAGCATCAAAAAGGACCCTGATCGAGGATTACTCCTTGGCCATTGAGCGAGGCGAGGCAAAACTCTTGAGCGATGTTCCACAACGCATGGAGCTGGAGGCTTTTGAGGTGGAGAGACTCCCAAGTGGAGTGTACAGGTTTTCCGCTCCCGACGGGTTGCATGATGACATGGTGATCGCTGGAGCCTTGGGCTGGAACGCTGTCCAGCTTTGTGGACCAGCGATGGTGCTCATCTAAGGGGTACTCGATGGCAACTACGGGTTTGAAACTCATGGGAGGAGCGTTCGGGAAGTCCATTTCCCTGGACGAACTCTCGACCTTCTTTCCCGACTACTTTGGAACGACCTCGACCAAATCTGTAGAGGGCGTGTACAGCGTTGTCCCTTGGGTCTACCGGGCGGCGAGCTTGCGTTCACACTCCCTCTCAGGGATTCCCTACAAGCTGATCCGAAAAGGCGCGGCTGATGTGAAGGAGATTGATCCTCCGCAGGAGGACAATCCCTTTGACAAGACCGATATGCTTTGGCTGCTGTACCGCATTCAGATGGCCCGCTGCCTTTGGGGTGCGGCTTTTTTGTTGAAGCGGCCTGCGGCCAAAGAACTGCAGTGGCTGAACCCTCGGACGATGCGGGTGGAGAACGAGGGCAAGAGGTTCGTTCAGGTCTATAAGGGCGTGCAAAAGACCTATACAGACGAGCAGATCGTCTACCTGCCGCTGTTCAATCCGGTCGATGACGTAGGCAAGGGAGTGTCCCCTGCGGCGGCATCGCTCACGGAAGCGATGCTGAGTTACAATGCCAGCCATTACGGGGAGAAGTTCTTCGAGCATGGAGCGGTTCCTGCTGTCATCTTGAGCTCAGAACGGTTCTCCAATATCCCCACCGCGGAGATTGAGCGGGTCAGAAAGGTGTGGGATCGTCTCTACAGCGGGGTACAAAACGCCTGGCGTACAGCAGTCCTCCGTTTTGGTCTGAAGCCGACAGTCATTGGCCACCGGCCCCGAGACCTGGTGATGCCGGAGCTCAAGGATATGACGAAGCAGGAGATTTCTGTCGCTTTTGGGATGTCAATCACCTACCTGGAGGGAATGTCGACCAACGAGAACACAGATCGGCACGAAACGCTCAAGTACTTCCTCAACACGGTGATCCCGGACGCAGAGCTGATTGGGGAGTCGATGAATCGGCAGCTCTGGGCCCCGTTGGACCTGGAATGGGTTTGGCATTTTGAGGAGCTTGAGGTACTGCAGCAGTATGAGGCCGAGAAAGCTGCAGGCCTGGCCCGGATTATGGCTCAGATTCTCCGTGTAGCTGATTCAGGAATCCTTACTCGGGATCGTGCGGTCTGGGTACTGGAATCGCTACTGAAGCAAATGAGTATGGAAATCCCCAAGGAGCTTGTGGATGAGGAACCTCCTCCAGAACCCGCTCCAGTTATTGCCGCTCCTGCCGCTTTTCCAAACGCGCCAGCATCTCCTACAGGAGCTGCGACAGGGGTTCCCTCAAAACAGTCGATGGGAAAGTGCCTTGAGGATCTTCGACTGTGGCGCAAAGTCGTCAAGCGGCATGGTCCCGATCGTGAGTTTAGCAGCGAGTATATACCGAGTGAACTGAAGCAAAGAATTCTGGAGCGGATCGCAGGGCAGTCTCCCGAGAACGCCCTGACGTTCTTTGATGTCCTTCTTGAGGGAAAGCTAGTCCCGCTGTTTTTCCCAAAGGTGGATGATGAGGTCCCCAGAGATACCGTTCCTACTCAGGTTGAAGTGACTGAGGATGAGATAGACGAAGCGATCCAGCGATGGGATCAGCTTTTCCCCGCGTTCGCAGGTATGTTGGAGGCAGAGCCCCGTGGCAGCATGGACGTGGGATCCGCTTCGTAAGGCCTACCTTGACCCTCAAGGTACTGTAATACCTCCTGAGAGGATGATCGGTCTCAGGGACGCTTTCATCTCCAGTATGGAAGAGGGGGTTACGGATCTGGCTGCCGCGCTTGTTGAGGAGCGCCTTACGCTGCAGCAGTGGGAGCAGCGAATGCGGGATGAGATCCGAATTACCTACGTGGATCTATACGTTGCTAGCAAGGGGGGGCGTGCGCAGATGTCTCCCCGGGATTGGGGAATCGTGGGGAACATGCTCAGAAATCAGTATGGGTACCTGCGGCAGTTCTCAGATCAGATTATGGGGGGCATGAGTCCCGGGGTGTTGGCTATGAGATCGCGGCAGTACATTCGATCGGCGGCACAGGCCTTCGAGCGCGCCCACACGGAGCAGTACGGGATGCCGCGGTTATCTCAGTATCCGGGGGATGGGCAGACGGCCTGTCATGGGAATTGCCAGTGCTACCTGACAATAGAGCCAACGGAGAATGGATGGAACGTCTATTGGACTCTGGGCTATGCGGAGCACTGTCAGGACTGTGTGGACCAGTCCGGGGACTGGGCACCTTTGTTTGTACCAGCGGCGATCTGATAAATGATCAAAGTCGACTTTCCCTACGGCGCGTCGGTCTCTTATATGATCAGGGTCGATGGCGTAGAGGCTCTGGTCGCGGCTACAGACCGCCTCGGGCGGGATATGCGCGAGGTGGAATACTCGATTCTTGAGGAGTGGGAAGAGCAGATCCGAACACTTCTGGGACGTGCTACGAGTACTTGGGATTCCGCGCCCGGCTTCGACACCCAAAAGCGCGGGTTCATGGTCAACAAGTTCGCGCGCCTGGGATCGCCCTTTGCTATGGGCTGGATCGACCTTAAGATCGGTCGGGGGTCTTCCTTCTATTACGTAGACCAGGGCACACAGGGGCCTTACATGATCCGTCCCAAGGATTTCCCGTACCTGGCCTTCCAAGCACAGTACAAACGAAAGACTCCCTACGCCCCAGGTCTGGGGGCGGTCGCGGGAGGTCCTTCTGGGGAGTGGGTCTACACTCAAAGAGCAGTTGTTCACCCCGGCATCCAGGCCACGCACATGTCTGTCACGGCCATGGAACGAGCGATGGATGCCCTAGATCCTATGATGGAACGTGAGTTCAACGCTGCAACGAGTCGCTGGGGCGAGTAGCGCTCTAGGAGGCAAGATGTTGTTTGAAAAGTTCCTGATCGCCTTTGGGGCTACGGTCAAGGTGGACGCCACAGGCATGGTGTCCGTGCTGCTGGTCCGGTTCACCGATGAATCTGAGCCCGATCTGGAGGGTGATTTCTTCACCAAGGACACTGATTTCGACTTCGTGGATGGAGAGCGAACTGCGGTCTACTACCAGCATGGAATGGATGACGACCTCGGGCAGAAGAAGATTGCTGACGGGGTTCTCAAGATGACTGATGCTGGGGTGTGGCTTCAGGCCCAGCTAGATGTCCGAGAAAAGTATGAAGCGGCGCTAGTGAGTATGGGCCATGAGGAAAAGCTAGGCTGGTCCTCGGGGACCGCGCCACACCTGGTGGAGCGAGAAGAGCGAGGAGCCAGCACTTGGATCCGCCGGTGGCCTCTAAGACTGGACGCCAGTCTTACGCCTACCCCAGCGGACCCTGGAAATGTTGTGATGACCTTCAAGTCGTACAAAGAGGGTCTTGACCCTGGCCTCAAGGCGGGAAAGCCAAAGTCCAAGTCTGATGGAGACTCGGAGGCACCCACGAGCAAGGGAACAGATAAACCGAAGAAACCTACTACGAAAGGAGTACTTGGGATGAAACCCAAAGTCAAGCTGTTTCCCATTGGGGATCTCTGGATGGCGTACGCCCTTGACGACGAAGGGAACAAGACTGGAGATCCCCTGAAGGCCTTCGCAAAGGAGGATGAGGGCACTAACTGGGTTTCGGAGCGTAATGCTCCGGAAGCTGTTCAGATGGCCACCGAAGTGGGTCGCGCTGTCGCTAAGGCGGTAGCGGAGGTCATCACACCTCTTATCGCGGAGATGAAGGCTGAACCCCGAGGCCTCGTGGTTGATCCCACGAAGAGCTACGCTGAGGTCAAGGTTGCGAACAAGTGGACCTTCGGCGACTTTCTCTGGGCCGTCACCAAGCACGACACGGCGCTCCTCAAGGAGATCGGTTCTGAGTATCAGGAGTTCAAGACTGACGACGGAACCAAGGTCCTTGGAGATCAAACTGGCGCTGCCGGTGGCAACCTCGTTCCCACGGTGTTTATCCCGGATCTGATCACTGTCGAGCCCGAAGACGAGATCGTCTATCCCCGGGCTGACAAGCTCCAGGTGTCTGGCCCGATCGCTGTTCCTGGTATCACCACGACGGGTGCAGGGGCAGGCCGCTCCAACTTCTTGGGTGGGATGTGGGCCTTCTGGACGGAACGTGGCGAGCAGAAGCATGAGATCGAGCCCGAGTTCACGCAGATTGAGCTGACTCCTCACGAGCTCTCCGGCTACACTGAGGTGAAGGAGTCGCTGATCAACCGCTCGAGGATCTCACTCGATCCGCTGCTGCGCGGCCTGTTCCGCGAGACGCTCACCTATGTGCGTGACGAGGCCATGCTTGATGGTACTGGGGCTGGACAGCCTTGGGGCATCATCAACTCGCCGGGCACGTTCATCCAGGCCCGCCAGACGGCGGGGACGATCATGTATCGTGACCTCGTGCGGCTGAAGATGCACTTGCTTCCGCGCTCCTGGACGCGTGCACACTGGATCTTCAACATCACGGCGTACGAAGCGTTGTCTCTCATCCAGGACGACAATGGTAACTTCATCTGGCGTCAGGACGCGGTGGGCGGCGAGCCTCGAACGGTCATGGGCCTCCCCTACGTGTTCACCGAGAAAACGCCCGTCCTCGGACAGTCTGGTGACGTGGTTCTTGCCGACGAGCGGTACTACTACGTCGCGGACGAGATGACCATCATGATCGCCACCTCGGAGCACTTCCGCTTCCGCCACAACCGGATCGCGTACAAGTTCGTCTTGTACGTGGATGGCCAGGAGAAGCTGCAGGCCCCGATCGTTCTCAAGGATGGAGTCACTGAGGTCAGCCCGTTCGTGATCCTCGGCGCTGCGGCCTCGTAGAAAGGAGTAGCATGACCTATTCGCAAAGACAGTATGAGATCAATGCCCTGCTGGCGGTGATCCACCCGGATCTCCATCTGGGGACGTACTACACCGAGTGGGTACGCGCTTCGGACTATCACTGCCTCACTGCTGAACTCTATGTCGGTGACCTCGGCCAAGCGGCCACCATCGATCTTGAGATGCAGCAGGCGACAGACAGTGCGGGTACCGGAGCGAAAGCGGTGGTGTCTGGGGCGGCGATCACCAAGGCGATCACCCAGCTCACCCAGGCAGGCGGCGACGGCGATGACTCGTGTTGCATTGAGTGTCGATCTGAAGAGCTCGATGCCATGAACAACTTCTGCTGGGTTCGCCTCCGACTCGATGCACTAGTGGCGGGCTCAAACGTGGGTGCAGTACTGCGGGGCTGGTTCCCGCGCTACATCCCCGTGCCCAACAACTGGACGGAAGCGATCGCTTCGTAGCCTGGTTGTGCAGGAACTTGGGGGCCTGTTTCGGCAGGCCCCCTTCTAAAGGGGGACTATGGCGTGGGTTGAACTGATCACTCCTTGCCGGGTGACTGCCAAGAACGGACGGCAGATACTCCACTATCCGGGAGACGTGGTGGAGATCAAAAACAAGAGTCGTGCTGTCGATCTGATCAAGCGTAAAATGGCCATTCCGGTAGGGACCGAAGACGCTACTATGGAAGGAGTAGGGATCATCCAGCGGAGTGGAGGGTCTCTTCCCGAGTGGGTAACGGCTCTCGGTTTTCCTATCACCAAAACCTCCAAATGGGATCTCCCCTTTCGCACTACGATCTTTTGGCACCCCATCATCAAGGTTCAATACAGTGGTGCAAGAGCTGCTCTGCGCACGCTTCGTCTTTCCAACTGGGAAATCGCTGTCCCCATATATTCCTACACTCGTCTGAGTGACGCCATAGGTACTCGAGAAGAGCGGGAGGACACAAAGAAGATCATCCACGATCTTCGCGTGCCTGCCTACGAAATCAACTTCATGTTTGTGAAGAAGAACGCACGCACTGACGAGCTGTTTCTGAAGTTTCGGGAGCATCTCATCAAGTGCAAGCATGAGCGACATGCCTTCCTGCGTGCGCTCTATCAGACCCGACCGTACTTGCTGCCTTTGCCGGTGGAGTGGGCACGGAAACGCCCGTGACCGCCGGGGTTATCTATATTGCCTATGGAGATAGTGCGAGAGAGGAAGCTGCTCGGGCCATTGTGCACTTGAAGAAGCGGTGCAGTCTGCCCGTCATGGTCATTGGAGAGCCGGTCACCGGAGCGGACCATTACAAACCCTTTGATGATCGGAACAGCAAAGGCCGGTTGGCCAAGGTCAATCTGTATTGGCTGAGTCCCTTCTCCCTGACCCTGTACATGGATGCAGATACGGTGGTCAAGCAGGACCTCGACAGGATCTTCTATCCGATCCATGAGGGATTCGACATGGCCGCGATCCCTAGCTCCTCGCAGGGCTCCACGTGGTTGTGGCCTCTGTCTGACGAAGAGCAGCGGGAGACGGTGGCCCAGTGTGGGAAGGCTCTGGTTGTTCAGGGAGGGGTGTTTGCCTTTGGACGCTCAAAGCGTCTCGAGGAGTTTTGGACAGAGTGGAGACGTCAGTGGATGTTGTGGCAGGGGCCGGACCAGGGAGCCCTGCTGCGTGCACTGCATCAGAAGCCCCTGAAGCTCTGGCTCTTCGGCTTTCCGTGGAATGGAGGGGTTGTCATAGGCCATCGGTGGGCGATCAAAGGAAGGTATAGTGAGTGGACTGACTATCGAAGGCGGGACGACTAGGTGAAGGTAAACGTCGTCATCTCCGAGTCGAAAAGCTCTTGGATCCTTGCCCGAATGGTCCGGCACCTAGCTCGCTACAACGAGTGGAGAGTAGGATCACGTCCCAGTCAAAACGTAGATGTCAATGTCTT